GAACTCGCGTCGCAACAGACCCAAGATGGGAAACAATTACCCCCTGGTGTTACCGCCGCTACTGCCATCGCTTACCTTCAGGAAGATGAATCCTCACTTGTCATGGACTCGATCCGTGACAAGGAGAAGGGTTGGCAGAAGGTAATTCAGCATTGTCTCTCTTACGTGGGACAGTACTGGGATGCACAGCACCTGATCAAGACGGTAGGCCAAGGTGAAAGCTTCGAGGCGTTCAACTTCTCGCAGTCCGATCTTAACGGACAAACGGATTGGCGAGTTGTACCTGGAAGCGCTACGCCGAGAAGCTACCCTGCGCAACAAGCCCAGATCATGGAGCTACTCAAGATGGGCGTGGTTCCGGCTCCGATGGCTCTTAACTCGTTGGATCTTGGCGATACGGATCGACTTTACGAGGAAATGCAAGTCGATGTTCGGGAAGCGGACCTAGAAAACGCCAAGATGGCTCAAGGACTCCAGCAGCCTGTCGGTAACTTCCAGGAGCATCTACAGCATGTAATGCGTCATGACTTCTACCGCAAGGGGCAGGAAGCGACGCAAGAGAACCAGCAGCTAGACTACCTGATGAACGCTCACACGTTCATCCACATCGTCTATTATCTACTACAGACCAACCCGATGCTTCAACTGCCTTGGCAGCCACAAGTAATTCAGGGCATCCGAGAAGGACAAATACCCTGCGACGACTCTATTATGATCCAGGCCCGTGGTTTGCTACACGCGGCTGCTAGCGGTATGATCTCAGCCTGGCCCCGGTGCGCAACCTCCGACCGTAAGGGGACAAAATGCCGGTAACAACCCTGGACCTGGGAACAGTTGAGGGTTATAACGATGCGGGAGATGTTGGGTTCACTGATCCGTTTCCGACAATGGATCTTACCCAGCAGATCTACCGAAACCTCGTAGAAACAAGAATCTGCGCCCTAGCAAACGCTGCCAGGATTCAGGACGTCGGTGTTCCTACGTGGAATGACGTTCTGTTCGGGTATCGCAGCGTCTACGCCAAGGCACGTTCTCTCGGAACAATCGCACCGCATCTTCTGGCTGCCTTCTCCGGCTCATCTCTGGCTGGATACGCCAACAAGAACTCCTACGGTGCAGCGGCAGCTACGACCTTCACTGATGTGACTGGAAAGACCGTTACTTCGGCTTCTGCGGTTACTACACCTGCGGGGTTGATCGGAAATGCAGCAGCAGCTTCAACTCTTACCATCCCCCTCGCAGCTGGGACGCTCAAGAATTACTGTGTTGGAGGACTTGTCCCCTTCGGCGATCCAGCAGTTCCCAATACCAACTACATCTATGCTAAGCGAACAGATGCCAACAACGGCATTCGTGTATCTCGACAATCAGCTACGAACGTCCGGTTGGAACGTAACGTCGCTGGTACTCCTGCTACAGAGGCCGACATCACTGTTCCCACGACGGAACAAGTCTCCGGATCAGCCATCTTCCTCCGACTGAACCAAGATGACACTTACGGTGTCTTCATGAACGGCGTTCGCATCGGCACAGGTACTCTCAACGCTGCGGCAATCGCTCTAACCGGACTTCTCGTCGGTGCGGATATCACCGGCTTGAAGGTCATCGGTGAGTTCGAGTGCTGGAGCCTCGCCCCGCCTTACCAGTCAAAGTAGGTCTGAATGTCTGATGCAATGGGAAGCGATGATCTAGTAGGTCAACTGAATGACCTCGGATCAGAGCCAGACCCAGGTGATAGCGGTGTAGTTCAGGAAGAAGGCCCGAAACTCTCGGCTTTCGCACAGAACTACCTGAACACCGTTCCTGACGAAGAACGTGCGATGGTTGAACGCCACGTTCAGCAATGGGACAAGGGATTCAGCAAGTACGCAGAGAACATCTCCAGGAAGTACGGTCAATACGACCAATTGGGGGAGTTCGAGCAAGTTCAACAAGCTGTGCAACTGGCGCAACTCATCTCGTCAGATCCTGACACCGCAACTCGATGGCTGATGAGTCAGGGTTACGGTCAACAGCAAGCACAGCAAGTTGTTCAGAACCAGCAAGCGCAACAAGGAATGCCACAACAGCCAGGCCAACCGGGACAGCCGGGACAGCAGCCCGAGTGGATTCCTCCGGCAGTTCAAAGAGAACTACAGCGTTACCAAATGGCTTTAGGGGCCATGAATCAGCGTTTCGAGAACGACCAGTTCACGCGAGAAACCGAAAGGTACCAAAGCGAGATTGAAGCTGGACTCGCAGCGGTCAAGCAAGAGCATCCAAATATCCCGGAAATCCTGATCCTTCATCTGATGAAGGGCGGTATGGATATGGACGATGCTGTTACTACGATCGTAGAGCAGATCCAGACCGGAGTTAATCAACGTTCGGCTCCGACGGCTCCCAAGGTACTCAGCTCGGCATCCTTGCCACCGCAAGCAGCGAAAGCACCGTCAGAAATGACGGACGACGAACGAAAGGCGAGTTTACTCGCTGCCCTACAAGGAGCCATGCAGTAAATGCCGAATGTCAACATCTCCTCAATCTCCCCGATCCTCAAGGTCCACTACGAGGGTCCGATCGCCAAGAACATACAGGACGAGACCGTACTCACCGCTCGGATTGAGTCTTCCTCCAAGGGAGTTACCCACCGGGCGGGTGGTAAGTACGTCGACTTCCCCATCCTCGTCGGTAAGAACCAGGGTATCTCCTTCCGGACAGAGAATGAGCTGCTCGGTGCTCCTGGTCGCTCTCGATCGAAAGAAGTCCAGGTTCCTCTGTACTATGGTTATGGCCGTGCGAGAATCCAGGGCCAGATCTTCGAGATCGCAGAGTCCGATATGGACGCCTTCGTCGAAGCCGTCGACAACGAAATGTCAGTGCTCAAGATGTCTGTCGGCAAGGACCAGAACCGGATTTTCTACGGTTCTGGAACTGGGAACCTTGCTACGATCCAGAGCACAGGTACGTTGAACACCGTAACTGTGGATGACGCCTACTGGCTGGAACTCGATGCCACTGTGGACGTTGTGACAATCTCCACAGGCGCCGTCATTGGCGGCCCTACTGCCAGGAACATCACGGCCGTTGACTACGCAGCAAATACCGTTACCTTCGACGGTGCTGCCGCTGCTGTTTCAGCTGGCTTGCAGATGTTCACCCGTGCTGGCAACTATGCGGCCGGTGTTCAGCGTGAGCCTTCCGGACTGGCTCGTATGGCGGATAACACCGTCAACCTCTTCGGAGTGAACGATCCAGTCTGGAAGGCAAACACGCTCGCTCTGAACGGCAACCTCTCCGAAGTTGCCATGATCAAGCGATGCGATGCCGTGCGAAAGAGTGGTGGGAAGGTCACAGCGATCTTCACTTCTCTCGGAGTTCGGCTCGCCTACTTCAACCTGCTCGTTCAGCAGCGTCGACAGAACAACACCGTGGAGTTCAAGGGTGGCTTCCGTGGGCTTCCCTTCATCTACGGTCCTCAGGAACTTCCGGTGGTGGAAGATCCCGACTGTCCTGCTGGCCGCATGTACTTCGTGCCGGAAAAGGAGATGCGAGTCTATCACACGAAGGACTGGCACTTCGAGGACAAGACCGGTTCGATGTTCGTGCAGGTGGCGGACACAGACGCCTACGACGTCCTGATCAAGAGGTATTTCGAGATGGGAATCCGTCGTCGAAACGGGCTGGCGGCCTTGACCGGAGTGATCGAGGCGTAGTTTTGGGGGAAAGGGTTTGCCGATTAACTGCCGTGCACCCTGCCCTTTCCCCCAATTTCTCCCCAAATGGGCGGGGTTGACTGAGAGAGGGTCTCCTTCGGGGGACCCTCTTTTAGTAGGAGGACTGAAATGCCCTGGGATGCGGTTTCTATGGATGGCGAGCTAGTAAGAGTCGAAGATGACGTCGCGCACGTCGTCAAGGAAATCAATCGCCTCTGGCCCGACCTCAAAGTCCAGTATTGTCCGGATCCTGATCCGGGCGATGCTCCTTACCGTGTGGTGGAACTCTGTCACGATAATGTTTGGCGACCCGTTCTCACCGCCTGGACCCTGGATAATCGTCTGCTGGATATGCTGCACGATTGTGATAGCTATAAAGTTAACGTACTGGCTAAACTTGATGCGCATAACGCGCAAATTAGGGCCCAGCAGAAAGAGGCTGAAAACTCTTGGCGAACTGCAGCAAAGGATGTCTTACTACAGGTATTTAGAAGCTCGAAAGGCCGGTATACTATACCGGATACACGTCCGGGCCATGAAGGTGAAATCATCTTCATAGACGACGATCCTGCCCGTCGGACGATCGTAAGGGACTACTCTGATGAACCTGACTAGCTTGCAAACATTCGTATCGGCTCTGGCGGGAGACGAAGCCAATGTTCAGTTCACGACGGTTCAGATCACGCAGTACCTCAACTGGGCACAAAAAGAGATGTGCAGGCGGCTGGATCTCTTCCAGAAAACGGCTACGATCACCACTCTGGATACCGGAAACGTCGACGGACAGGGTGGAGCCATTCTGCCTGTTGACTTTGAGCAGGAACTCCACGTCTTCTGGAACGGAGGCAAGATAGCCAAAACTGCCTACGCCTCCTTCTACGACCAGCTCAGTGGCGGTGTAGGAACCGAAAATCCCACGTATTACGCCCTACAAGACTTCAATGGTGTGCCTGTACGTAGAATGGTGTTCTGGCCGTATCAAGCGATGGCCAGAACTGGGCTAGATATCGACGTAATCTACACCTCTCAGCCTCCGGATTTGGTGGCAGGTGCAGATGTTCCGGTGCTCCCCGATATTTGCCATGAAGCGATGTGTCTGTACGCTCTGGCAAAGTGCAAGCTCCAAGAGAACGACTACGCAGCGTACAAGATGATCAGCCAGGACTACAACATGCGGATGATGGAACTGTCTTCTGCGATCACCGAGGCTGACGGCTTCTCGTACCCGATTATTCGCTCGTCGAGCGAGAATATGTGGGCGCTGGATGCGTAAAGAACTCAAAGAGCACACCATTCGCGAGTTCAAGGGCATGAATGCCTCTCGACAGTCGTCGGTCAAGGCCGAATCTTTCGGCCCGGCTGAGGATCAAATGGTTGACATCAGCAATTTCAACGTCAACCGTAATATGTTCCTAGAGAAGCGTTGGGGAACGCAGGAACTCTGTCGTATCACCATCCCTGCCATTGGTTTTGGCGGTTTGAAGATAATCGGCACTCAGAGAGGCACTTTCGGGCCTGCCAGCGGTACCTTGAATGTTTCCACGTACAACTATCTCTTGGTGACTGACGGTGCTAATCTGTGGCGTATAAAC